CAGCTCGCCAGCCATGCACGCCGCCCTCAGTCAGCAGGGGCTGGCAGGTCAGCCAGTCGCAGCCCCAAGCCTCGCGAACCTGCGCGAGCAGCACGCCCAGGGTCGCCGGGTCGCGCAGGTCCGGCCACCAGCCGGAGCCATCGGCCGGCCATCCCCACCCCGGGCCGATGCCGTCGCCAGCGGGGTGCATGATTGGCGTCGCATCCTCGCTGTACCACGCAAGCGTAAGTCGGTATGTCTCGTCCGCGATACCGAGCTTGACGCCCGGTGCCCATCGGAACCCCGCCGCCAGCGCCGCAAGCCCCAGATCCTTCGCAGTCTCGTCGTCCATCACTCGCTCCAATCCCGCAGCCCGATCAGCCGCGCCGCAGTAACCACCGCGTCTAGCTCGTGGTGCGACAGGGACAGGGCGACCGCACGGCCGGCCTTATGCGGCGCCAGGACCACATCGACCCCCTCGCCGTTCTCCCACTCCGTCACGGTAACGGCGGTCTGCTCGCCGTACTCGGACACGTCGATGCGGATGGCGCGGGGTCGGTAGTACATCGGCGCGTCACTCATCGTCGCCTCCCGGATCCGGCAGCAGGGCCCAGCGGTCGCCGTGCCATTTTGCCGGCTTCTTCGATGATCTCTGGAATTCGATCTCGGACAAGCTTATGATATATTTTTTTCATAATTTTAATCCCTTCATTTCTCCAAGGTTTCTGCCTGCCGAGACATTGACCTTGAAGTTACCATAGCGGGTTTTCTTAAACGTGTCAAGCATTTTTATAACTGCCTGTCGTTCGTCGTTTGCGAGATCGATGTATACTGCGTCGTGAATAAGGAACGCGACATTGCTTTTCATCCCCTCCAAAAGCTTAAAAACCTTGTATGCCTGTTCATGCACCATATCAATCGTGGTGCTCTGTACAATGTAGTTGAGAGCGTGATGCTCGTCTACATTATCCATTATTCTACCATAATCCGTCTTGATTTTGAAGCCATCCCAGAACTTATTTCGAACAAAATCCTTGTTGTAAAGCTGCTGTAACTGCTTGTTTTCATTGGAAGAATACAACCAAGCAAAGGTCTTTGTCTTTGCGTCTTCACGGGTCAATTGATTGTTGAAAACGTTCTGAACATTCCAATCGTGGATGTCATTTTGTGGCTGATCTTGCTCTGACAGCGCCAAAAGCACTCTCAACTCTGCTGCATTGAAATCAAGCTCCAAAAGCCAATCATTGTTCGGTCTAATGCACCCTCGAAACTCCTTACCCATCGTCAAAATCGGAAAAGACTTAGGTTTTGTTGAAAGTCGACCAGTTACCGTCCCCCACGCATTATAATCACACACCCAACGCGACGTGCGAAGAGTGCGATGAAAGTTCTTGCCCTTTACAGAAGACAAAAGATGCTTGATAGGCTCAATATCGATGTTTAGGTCCCTTGACTCAATGTCCGAGAGCATCTGAACCAGATTCATCATATGCTGATAATTCTCAGGACGATCAAAGGTCTCCAAAACGTGCTTTGTGACCTCATTTTTCGCATTCATGTAACGATACAAGAAATACTCGGGCAACACGTCATAAAAGCAATTATCATCCAAAGAAAGGTCAGCGGTTTTGAAGGCTTTCAGACACGATCTAAGCGTCTTTTTGATTTCCTCCCAGTCAGCCTTCATATGCTCCGGACAAACGTCTGTAATCGTCGCTCCGTTGGCGTAGATGCGTGCTACTTCGTAGTTACCCTCACCCATATGACTAGAATATTCCCAAGTGCCACCTTCTGATGGAAGATCCGTCGTAGAGTTTATCTGATTTTCAGCGAAATAGCCAACACAATCGCGCTTGGCGTCAAGAACTTGAAAAAGCAAGTTACCTCCCTAGTAGTTAGACTGAATTGCTACTGCGACTTCAGCTACTGTGTCTACTATATCAGTCAGTTCGGTAATGTCAAGCGAAGAATTTAATTGGGCATAATTTTTAGGATAAATAAAGTTTTTATATGTTTCATCGACATAATTGACAACCATTGATTTTGCCATTTCTGGGGATGATTGTATTTTGAATATTTCGTAAGCGCGTCTTTTTGTTTTCTTTACAGATGGTCCTTCATAATTTACCTCTGCATTTCTCAAATTAATGTATAAATCGATTAATTCTTTGGTTGTTAGAGTTTGAGTCCCCAGCTGTTCTCTTGGCTTTGTTACTAATCTATTTTCTCCACACATTTCTTCGTAAAATGGGCTTTGATCAATAAATTTTTGATATGCTATACGAATATAAGCTTCTAAAGAATTTAAATCAACTTCTCTAGCATTAAAATAAAATGTATCAAAGAAATTTTGTTCTGTTATGGTCTCGCCATCATTAGTAAGATAGTAATTAATATATTTTAATGATGCATCAGTGAATAAATCATATGTTAATACCCAAGGAACATACTTGTCAACTAGAAAACCAAACTTTTTGGCTGCGCGGGCGTAAAACTTGAAGTTAGGATCATTAATAAATTCATCATACTTGATTGAATCATTCCCTGCGTCTTGTTGGGCAATAGCTATCTTTAGTCCGCTACCAAAAGTTGATGCAAATGGAGATAAAACGTAACTTGTTAAAGTTATCGGCATACTCTTCACCATATTTAAAAGATATTTAACATATAAGTGTTTAAAATCTATAAAGTTCTTAATTGGATACTCGTAGGAAGGTACGTAATTGTTAATAAAAGCTTCTGCTATTTTGCTTGCGTGGGTATTGTATGAAGAGGGCCAATCAGAATAGCTGATTACGGCTCTCATATTGTACAAGGATGAATTACCGCCCCTATCGATACAGTTGGTTACATAAGCTGTCTTCATGTGTTCTACCAAGCGTGAGAACGCTATGTTAACGAAGTTTAAACAAAACATATTTGGCTGCACACCATAGTCGATTTGTACCAAATTAGATTGGCGAGGGATTATGCTGGTCTGCTCTTGATTGATTCTGCCATATAAGTTCTTATCGTACCAACTGTCTAGAGGTTTGGCGATATCTTCAGGATAAATGACCTCTTTATACAAAGAACGTTGAAAAAACTTAGCTCTAGCAGACTGTGAGTTCCTGCCTGACGGATTCGCTATTTCTTCCTCGGTATAATCGTATGTTGTAGTCATATTAATTTCCTGAATATCTAGGGTTCAATATTTCTTGCCCATCATAAGGAACTAGTTGTGTCACGGAATTACCCGTCCCAGAAAAATCAACTCCTTCTTGGATAGCATCAATTGACACATTAAAGCCAGCTGAGGATATATCGTGGGAGACCTTTGTCACCATATAGTACCCGCCTATACCCAGCAAGCGCGCTAGGTTTGGTAAACTTCCTTTTTGCTGCATGCTTCCCGCGCCAATCGCAATAGGATTTACATAAATGTACTGTCCGTTTTTGTGAAGATTATTGCCGACCATTTGAATGTTTGCATTGTAAAGTTCTCTTAACTGAACCGCCGAGAGGGCACTTTTTCGTTGAAGTCGAGACTCACGATAATATGGTAAATCGTTTCTATTAAACTTAATGCTTTTTGCAATTCCACATGCCGCTCCAAGGTAGTAATGATAAATTCCGGTGCTTAAATCTTTATCATAATTTCCGGTTAATGGTCGCGAATCAACCGAATAAAGAACAAATGTTGGTATTGTAGGCTTCTGATTTTGAGATAATGCAACACAATCTTTTTTATCTGCCGCTTTTTTGGAGGACGCTAGCTCTTGCACGGTTGTTACTTTTCCAGTAAAGGTTTTATCAAAATTGAATATTGATGTATCAAATCTTAAATTGAAATTAAGATCATCAAAACAAATTGAGTTAAAAGCTTTTCCAATCAAAGAACTGCACACTGTCTTTATGAATCTCAAAACATTGTATTGTTCAACTTGAGGCTTAACAATGTTGTTAATAAACCACTCCTGAAACACTTCTAGTGAAATAGGCATGCTAGCGATATTGGTTGTAAATTTGATACCGGTTAAACCACGAAATCGCATTGGATCCACTTTAGACAGTTCTCTTAGTATTTCAACATCCTTATTATTTGGGCACTCAACTTTAATTGATTCAACCTGATAAGCCACTAGTGGGTCGATCAGTTCAATCTGTGACATTAGTAATTGAAAACTTCCTCTGCTTTTATCTTTATCTATTATTCCTCCCACATACTCCAAAACAGAGTCGATCAGATCGCCCAAATAGAAAAACGGAATCCTTAAATCTGTATTTGTATTTTTGGCAGACTTTTCAAGATTTAAACGACCGACGCCTGCCTTACCTTTTTCTTCATCTGTTAGGTCTTTATCACTAGTCTCTACTTTGCTCAACTCATCAATTCTTTTAGCTGCAGAGTCATACATGGCTGCGGCCGCTCCTGAGTCAGATTGCGGGTTATATCCAACTTCGTATTCGACACTTCCTACTCTATTTCTAGCTGCTCGGGCTCTCTGCTCTGGTGTCATGTTTTTTAATAATGTGCGTTGGCTCGCTGGAACTGTGTATGTATATATCTTTTGATCACGGTACAAGTTATTTAAGAATCTTTTGTATTTGATTGCTTTGTCTTGTTTGGTAATTTTAATTTTTTGCTCAAGAAGGTCTTCTTTTTCTCTATTAAGACTTTCAATAACCTCGTCGTCTGAAGCAGAAGACTGATTCTCTTGATCGTACCTGTTAAGCTCTCTACTTATATCCTGATTTATTTGTTTGAGTTTACTGTCGATGCCTTTGAGCGTAAATTTGAACTTACTTGGACCACCAAATATGTTTGCATCCGGCGATCTTGCAAGTCCAGATAGTCTTGCTTGATAATTTATGTTTAAGTCAACAGAGCCATTTTCGTTAAAGTTTAGCTCGTGAGTCGTTAACGTCAAATACAGCCCAACTCTTGTTGCATTAATTGCAGCTTCAAGGTCTTTTCCGTAGCTGTCGCCTTTTCCTCTGGATGATTGTAGATCATTTACGATGCTTGAGAAATTCGCTGGGGTTGACCATCCTACGCATGCTTTGATTTCAAAGTCTCTTGGATCATACTCCATCATTGCAGCTTCAAAACACTCTGCAGAGACAGGCAGTGCAGCACTTTTATCACTAACGCGTGTTTGATCTTGAGTTTTGTTGCTTTGCGAACGGGCAGACTTAATAATTAAATCTAAGTATCCTGGCTTTTCTTGCCCGGCAGCGAGTCCTTGATTGAGTGAAAATAAATCTTGAATCGTTTGGAAATGCAAACTCAAACGGGCGGTTATGTTGTTATCTACCTCAGCGGGGTTGACCCCATCTAAATTCCACGAAAATGATTTGATGCCAGCCCCTGGAAATCTACCGTAGTCGTTATTCATGATTGCTTGAATATCTGATGGGTCTATAAAGTTTGGAAACGGTATTTCCTGCTGCAGTGTAGGAATAAGCTTGTCTTCACCCTCATATTCAACACGATATATCTTGATGTGCGGTGTAAGCAGAGCGTATATCTCTGGGCACAAATTTAGGAGAGCGTTGACTTCGTCCGTTTTGTTGGCGTGATTGATATACGAAATCAAGTTCCCCGGGAGAGAATTGCCTCCTTCCGCACTGTTGTATATTGTGCCGATGTTTTCGTACTTACTAACGTTAAATACCGTGAGATCATCTTTGTACTCTGATAATGCTCTGATGTTTTCTAAAAGGTAGCACTGATGTTCAATTGGCTTAAGGGCTGATGGTTTTGGTTTAGGAATGACTTTCTTGAATGGAGTTTTAAGTTCTTCTTCCTCAGCGCCCAAAACAGCCTGCGCCGATTGTATATTTAGCTGGACCTCTTCTACGAAATCTTTAAGAACGTCCTTTAAGAGTGCCCATGTTTTTGAAGGATATAAAGTCGCGATGGTTGTTATAACATCTAAGTTCCATGCATAGATGCTTTCAAAAAACCCGCCGTTTGGGGCACGCGATGTAGGTCCGCCATTATAGAATAAAATGTTGTCGGCTAGGAATTGATCTAATGCAACTTCTTCTTCAACTGATCTGAAGAAGTCTCCTAGGCTACGGAGGAAACCATCGCCAGTAATTCCATTAAAACTAATATCCTCGCCCCTTTGTTGAGCAAAATCTTGTAGCTCTTTTCTAGTTTTAACTTGTATTGTTCCGGCATTAGAGATGTAATCTCTCCCAGCTCCAAAGTCTTCTGTTAAGCGCCCGTCTATCAATGGAACAAGAGCAGTGGGGATTTCACGGCGAACATCAACTGACGGGTAAGCTGTCCCCCGGGGGTATTCTTTTTCTATCTTAAAGCGCGGCGGGGATGGTCTTAAATATGGAAACCAAAGAATGTTTGTAGCTGGATTATCGCCCAACTCAGCCCGATCAGCTGGAAGTCCTGTTGCTCCTGTTTTGGTGGGGGCGTTCTGAGCCATATCTTTCGTGAACCAAGCTGTTTGGTACACAAACATAAAAAACAAATATACTCCGGGTCCTTCAAGATTTAAAGTTGCCCCACCGGTCGGACCAAATTCAAAAATACTTTGCGTTACAGCACCACCTAAATTATCCTCTACAACATTCGTAACATCTTCCCGTGGCTGAAGGCTTTGATCTAGAAATACTTCGTTTGTATTAGTGAGGATTTCATAAAGCGTGGACTTACCTTCATCGGTTTCAAATAGATCTTTTGCTTTTTTATAAAACTTTCTTGCGATAGTACCGGGCTTTCCAGTGCCAAAGCCGTCATGTAAACTAAATTGCAGCTGCTTAAAGGTTTCATAAGAGTCTTTATCGGAGCCGATTCTCTTATATCGCTGATTTCCGTCCTCATCTGTGCTTGCTTTGCGAAATTCAAACCCCGGATCGTCTTTAAACTGATCCAAAAGTGTATTAAGTTTATTAGCCCAGGCAGCGTAATCTCCATCATCAATAGATGACAAATATTCATAAACATAGGACTGACAAATGTATTCTATGATTTCATTATTACGTATGAAATCAACTGCTCTTGGGGTGTAATTCTTCTGTGTCATACCTTATTCCAGAATGTAATTCAATATCTTCTCTAATGGTGTGGGGACATAAATAATATCGCCAGGGGTTAAATCAGCCTCGGTAGGTTTTTTGTTGTAATGAGCAATGACCCACCAGTACTTTGAATTACCGTAAAACTTTGAAGCAAGCTTGTAGTATCTATCGCCAACGCTCCAAACGTGCTGCACTCTTGTCAAGTTCTTAATCTCATTAACAGTTGGGAATTTCATAAATCTGGTTCCATACTGGAAAATTTGTTTAACTCCTCGATCATCAAGAATATTTTCATACTCTTCAAGATCATTTTTAAGAACTCGTCGGTTATCGTATCTGCTGGTCATTATATGAATTCCTAAGTTTTATCCGTTATTGCTTCCTGGCTGGCTTCAGCCTCGACCTGATTTGTTCCAACCCCAGTTTGCCAAACATCGGCAACATTGTCGTTATTAAGATCGGGGCTTGTTAATTGTGGCGGCGGGTCTTGTGGGTTTGGATATTTAGGGATATAACCACCGGCGCCGCCGTGAGGATAGTTTGCATTTAATCTGGCACCCTCGCGCGATTGAGTAGGATGATCAGCCTTTCCAAAAGAGTATGTAACTCTACCATCGGCTCCCTGTCCCCCTTCTGCCTGCACCCAGCCAGTTAAGTGAGTGTGGAGCACGTTAAATGTTAATTGAACATTGTGCAATTGATATGCGAAGTCTTTATCTTTATTCGCAAAAAACTGACCCGCGTTTACATCGGGGGCATATGTAAAACCATTTAAAAAGCCAACTAACTCACTTCCATCGACTGCGTTTCTTACGAGAGAATTAAACTTCATTTTCAATAGCGGCGCCGCTTGAAGGACCTGACTATTTTCTCTAGAGGATCCCCCGGCAACAGGATTAGAGTATACAGGATACAAGAACTGAGTTAATGTATTAAGTCTTGCCTGATTAAGTCTTGCTTCGTTAATGTCTGCTGCTACAACGTCAAAGGAAATGGTTATCACGCGTCCAGTTTTGGCAAAAGTGTATAAATCGTCCATTCGACCATACACAGGAGTTCCTTGCCAAGTAGAGGAAAAAGCATCAGTAAAGCCTGTAAGCCACGAATGAAACTCAACCTTCTTGTTGGTTGGAATATGAGTGATATGAATTAAGAAATTTGAATCGTTAAAAAATGTTGGTTGTTTTACTCTATCGGCCATTTACTTTACCTCCTATCCCTCGTAAAATGGGGAAATTGAATTTCTTCCTCTTGTAGAGTTCATGGCTTTAACAACAACGTCACCTAATTGCTGATCTCCAACTTGAACCTGAACGTTCATGGCATTCTGTATAGCCTCAACAAGAACAGCAGTCTGCTTTTCAACAGATTCCCTAATCGCCTTATCCAAAGTTCCGTCAGGCTTGGCAGCGACGACAGAGTTGCCAACCCTTTCAAACGTATCTTGATTATTAAACTTAGCCATCTGTATCGACGCTGGCATAGTTGCATCGTTGAACGCGCCGCTGGCTGCAGCTGTCCCAGTCGCGAGCCCGATGGCGCCTCCGACAAGCGCGCCGGCCGCGGTACCGACAACAGGAACAAATGATCCAATTGCGGCTCCGGTAGCAGCGCCGGCAAGAGCGCCACCGCCCATGCCTATTGCTGCGGCTTTCCCAGTTTGTCCAGCAGCCGCTGCTTGAGAAGCTTTTGATATTGCGTAGGCGCCACCGCCTATTCCAGCAATTATAGCTGCGATTGGCAAGAGAACAGCCAATAATGGCGAGGCGGCAGCGGACATAGAAGCAAACCCAGCGGTTGCCGAAGCCTGCGCAGCTGCAATTGCCGCTTTAAGACCCAGGAATCCCTTCACGACGCCGACAAGCATACCAAGTCCTTTAACAGCCAAGCCAATTCCAAAAGCCCACTTCATCCATCCTGGCAATATACCAAAAATTGTTTTACCTAAATCAAATATAGACTTATCACCTTTGTTTATCTGGAAAACAAGATCCGAGAATTTATCTACACCCTTTACAATAGAATCTATCAATGGCTTATTTTTAATAATTAAACTGTTGATTGCATCTGTTAGCTTAGTCATTATGTCTCGGGCATCACCGGCGCGCTTTGCCAACTGTTCTTGGCTCATGGCTTGCAATTGAACTTCTGGATCCAACTCATTTAGAGACCTACGCAGTGTATCAACGTCAGTTCCCATAGCAGAAGCAAATGCTTTCTGTTCAAACTTGTTTAACTGATCAAACTGTACACCGCCAGCCTTAATAGCTTCTTTAATCATCTCAAGACGATCAGCCTCAGAGGCATTCAGCATATCAATAGAGTTAAGGTAAGGTCCACCTAAGATGGCGTTAAGGCGTCCTACGGCTTGTCCGGCGCCCTCAAAGGTATCAAACTTCTCACCGACCAGCCCAAGTAAAGAATCCACTGACAAGCCTGTAGCCTTTGATTGCCTTTCTAGCTGTGCGAACACATCGAACATCTGCTTACCGTAGAAAGCAAGCTTAGGAGCAGCGGAGGCGAGGTCTCCGGCAACCTCTGATATTGGCTTTCCAATGTCTCTGGCCAACGTCGCGGCTTGTCTGGTTAAAAGCTCAGCTTCTTGCGAGTTCATGTATAAGGACTTTGTTGCTTGGTCTAAGATTTGTCCTGTCTGAGCCGAGGAAACACCAAACTTTTCTAATGTTGCAGTGGTTGCAGCTATGTTGGCTCGCTCGGACTCTGAAAGGTTGGTAAAGTCTCTAAAACTTCCGAATAAAGCTTGTGTAGCCCTGCCGGCATCTTGGGCATTTATGCCATATGTAAGATATCTGCTTCCAGCCTCATCTATGACACCGGAAAACTCATTACCAGCACCAGTTGCTGCTTTAAATTGAGCGTTCTGTCTATCAAGCTCAAAAGCAAAGTTAATAGAGTTGCCAATTAACTTCTGAAAACTTTTAACAAGTAGGTCGCCTGTGAATACGCTTTTAGCTAATCCCGTAACAAACCCAGCTAAACTTGTGGTTCCGTTACCGATAATCTTAAAGAACGCTGCTCCTTCGCCTGAAAGGCTAAGAAAGCGATTAAGCAGGTTGTCGGCTTCACCAACGCCGGCCTTAAATGCCTCTTTCTGTCTCTTCAGTGCAGTTGTGGATTTGTCAACGGTCTTGGTATACTTTTCAGTCTCGTTGGATAATCTTACGACATCCTTAACAGCCTGTTTTCGCTGTTCGTCATCGTCAATACCCAATCGGAGAAGCTCTTTGGTGTTCTTCAGTCGCTCAAGTTTGTTTTCGTTTTCAAGTTTAACTCTTTCCTTTTCATCTCTAGCTATCTCTTTAATAAGCTTCTTTTCTTTTCCCAGAAGTTCATTGCGCTCCTTAAGATCTTCAATTCTTTCTGCTTTTCGTGTTGCAGCTGTGGTTCCGCCGCTTTTAAGTTGGGCGGTTAAAGCTTCGACCGCTGCTGTGAGATCTGTAACTTCAGACATTATCTAGCCACCTAATTTTTAAATGGCCACCGTAAGCCTGTTTCTCTTTCAAAGCCCATAACGGCACGGTCAAGGTCTCTTCTGTTCATCATTGTTCTGGAATCACCCAAGCCGTGCTTTATATACGAATCCATATATCTTTTTTCGCCACGAAGAGCTTTAAAGAAAGATTCTATTTGAGCTTGTGTTCCACGAATGGTTGGGTTAATATCGGCGCCGGCGTGGTATAAATCCAACAGCATGCGATTAACCTTATAGGAAAAATCTGTGTACAATCTTTCATTGATTGTCTTATCACTTAAATCAATAACGATGTTCTCTTCACTCATGGGGCAAACCTCTTCTATCTAAATAGTAGCATAAAGAAAAAGGCGCACTTATCGTGATGTCGACATTGCTTTCTCTTCCGCTTCACTCTTCTCTTCGAAGTGTTTAGCCAAACGAGAAAGGAACCACCTTCTTAAACCAGTGGGCAACATATAGGCTTCCGAAAAAGACCAGTTCCCATGTTGTTTAAGAATAAAAAACTCTTCGTACAGAGTCGCTTGGTAATCAGAGTTTAGGCCAAAAAAAGTCGACGTTGATCGGCACCTCCAAGCGCTCTGTATGGGAGCAGTTGTCGCAGGTAAAGTCAGCTTTTAGTTCTATGTTTGGCATTGCTTCTTCGTATACTTTACGAATCTTTCTTGATAAAGCAGCAGGAATCTGACTGATAATCTCTTGGAGCGCGCTTGGCTGTGAGATACCATTAACAGATACAATAATGTTTTTTAGTAGTTCTGTTACTGGTCCTGTTTCAAGCTTAAGCTTTTTACGACCTTCAACATGCTTCAAAATTCTCTGTTCATCTTTACCGGTCAGAAGTCTAATCTCAAAGGTAATCTCTGGATTATAATCTGTAGAGGTTAATAAGAAGTTTCCATTCTCTAGAAGCTTTACATCATCAAGCAAGTTGGATTGCTTGATTTCTTTTCCTTCTAAGGAGAATTGTTTCTCATTTAATGTTCCACAAGCAGGGCAAGTAACGTTTGTCCCATAAAGCGAACCAAATCCGGTTTCTCTAATAGCCATAACGATCGCATTCTTATCGCCTATGAGTAAAGAGTTAGGATCGATATTTGTATCAACCAGTACAGACTTTAAGAGCCTGTCCATAACAAGACCCTTTTTAATTAAAGTCTCGGAAGATAGGATATCTTCCTCTTTCGCTGTCATGTGTTTGATTTCTACTGTTTGAGCACTCTGCAGTGGATGCCCCTCGCCATAGAAAAGCCCCTTACTAGGAAGTTCAACGAACTCCGTTGGGGTCGGGAATGAAAATAAGTTTTGTGTTTGTTGTGCTTGTGGTAGTGGTGCGGGGGGTCCTTCTGGAGCCCCCTGTCTGTTTGAATTTCTACTCAAAAATCACCGTCTCTTTCTTTTATCGAATATTAGCTAAAGCTCTAGTGGCTTGTCCAACCTCATAAGTTGCCCAGTCGTAACGCATTTGAATTGTAATATCTAGAAGTTCTTCGCCTGCGTAATCTAAATCGCCAAAAGTTACATTTGTAATGAAAGCATTCTGTAGCTTCCAAGTTCCAAGTGTGCCACCTTCGCCGGAAAGCTCCTCAAACTGAACCTGACCAAGTGCAGCTAACGCAGCCTGCTTGTTTGGTGTTGAGGCTGGAAGGTTCTGTAGGAAAACGTCTTCCTGAATGTCAGGCTTTAGATAACCCATCTGCTGCAGAGCTTGGTAAAGAAGCTCATTGCCATCTGGAGCTACGGAGTTAACAATAGTGGCAGTGACCTCGTTCCAAGTAACTGCTGCTGGGTAGTAATAAGTGTTTCCTAAAAATTTATGCTCTGTTGTACCAACTGTGTACGAAGGTTTTGTAACAGATTTAGCAAGGTATTCTGCGTAAGCAAAATCACCTGTAATAAGTTCTGGGAATCTTAGAATAAATCTATGTTGTCTCTTTGGTTCTGAAAGTGCGCTTGTCCAAAAGGCCATTGTTGTTATCTCCTGATAGGTCTAAGTTAATTAGTGTGGGGAGTCGGAACTCCCCCACTTTTATTTAATCGTCAAACGATGCTCCGGTTCTTGTAATGTTGAAGTCAATCGCAATGAACTCGATTGCTCTTGTTGGCTTCAAGAAAATCTGTGCATAGAGAATGTTTCTATCTACAAGATCTGGAGTTGTGGTTGTCTCATCAAGAACAACTCTGTAATCAGAGAGACCAAAGTTTGTCTTAACATCAGCCAAGAATGGCTCAACTCGGGAAGTGAATCGTGTCCAAGTTGTCTTAACGTTTGGATCGAAGAGAATCCCGGAAGCAATCTGAGAGATACGCTTCTTAACGAAGATCATTAGACGACGAACGTTGATGCGATCCAAAGCAGAAGGTGTAACCTGTAGTGTCTTCTGACCGAAGATTACAACACCCTCAGATGGGAACTTAGCGATTGGGTTAATGTTCGCCCCATAAAGATCGTCACGATCCTTGCGACGAAGCTGGTGAGCTACATCAACAACTGGAATGCCTGCGGAACCTTCTGTGAGTCCACCACGGTTGAAACCGGCTGGTGCGAACCAAACCTGTGTCTTACGCTGTGAGCTTGAGAATGTACCAATAGCTGCTACAGATGGTGGGAGCCAAAGGAAGGCACCGTTGATGGTGTCTCTAGCTCTGACCCATGGGTAGTAAGCACAACCGTATGAGGAGTTAAGTCCTCGCGAACGGAGACCGTTGATAAGTGTCGTGATGGTGCTTTGTGTGTTAAGACGAGCTACCTCTGTACTCTCTTCACGAGGCTGGAAGGAATCTGGGAGATCAATAACAGCCAAAGCGTCACCACGGTCTTCACAAGTTCTTACCAAGTGTGTTGTAAGTCCTTCCTGTGTTAGAGCCGGGATAGCAGCCAAGTTCATTTCTACCACCTCTGGGTCTGCAACGGAATCAATTGCCTTACGGATTGAGAAGAACTCATAGCTAGTTGTATCAGAAGGAGAGCCAGTCATGGTTGCGTTCGCAAATGGATCCATCTGAGTGATGTCAGTTCCGTCGAAGCCGCCGTATACCGGTACGGTAAAGCGATCATATCCTGCATCTAGGACGCCTGAAATAGGAGCCGCAAATGTTAGAGAATCCGTGGCGTAAGAACCTTCTGACCAAACACCAGATCCCGAGATATCATCTAAGGTAAACTGTGTTGATTCTGCTCTGACACCAGGGTCAACGCCACGGAACATGTTTGCGACAATGCCGCCGCGAGGACGAAGCAAATCAATGTTGGATGTATCGAATACAGTTCCGCCTGCAGTCTGTGTGGTTTGGAAACCGAAGTAAGCATCAGTTGGGTTTGCAAGGTTGCCGTCAGAAGCGTTTACTCTTAGCTCTGGCTCCGGGTAGAATACAGAAGCAGTCAGCGAAGAACCAGAGATTACGAGGGTTTCACCAATGTAATTTGTGGGGTCTGGGTTTCCAGAACCAGAAATCCAAGAGCCAGAGGCGGCGCCCACGATATCTTCATCAACATACTTTACAATTCCGTCGAAACCGAATGGAAGAAGA